TTTTTTGTCGCCAGTAGCTTCGTTGTTACGATAGCCAGCGGCGTAGGCCGCAACTTCTGCGTCAGTCATTTGATCTATGTCAATACGAGGACTCTTGTGAGTGTCTCTCACAAAGTAATGGGGCCAGTAATCACGACCGTAGTAGCTGTCACATACGCCGCGATCGTAAGGGCCTCCGTGGCGTTCGTCGTAATAACTGGATTGTGTGTGTTCTTTAATCATTGTCATCTCCTTAAGCCGCTTTGCGGAAATATTGATAGGGCAATCCCAGTGTCCAAGCAAGGTAATCATTGTCACCATTGGTGTCTTCAGCTTCGTGGATCCAACGCATGGCCATAGCCGAGTCTTTAGCACCTGTGCTGAGCAATTCAGCAACACGGCGTTCAAACATCTCAACAGCCTTGGTCTCGGCTTCTTTGCGAGCAGTCTCTTCACGGTCAATGGCTTGACCCAAGATTACAAACTCTTCTTGGAACTGCTCAAGAGTCCAAGCAGATGTGTCAACACCACGGGGACGAACACCATAGGCATCCTTGTACATGTCCCAAAATGTGCATTGGGCTTGCTCTAGTTCTGTCATGTCTTCCCAAGTTGTAAATTCTGTAGTCATTTGTGGCTCCTTATTTCTTACTATGTTCATATTATAGCAAATCGGCAATTATTGGTCAACCAATACGCAGTGTTGTAATTAAACAACACCACGCACATCTGTGTTCAAATTGGGCTTGTGCTCACGGATCATCTCACGCTCTAATTTGTGAGCTTCAGTTTTGCCGCGCACAACATCCACAACCACCAAGTTAAATGTGTCTACACCACGCTCACGCATGCACTCGTATAGTGCCCAGGATTTGTCTTCTGAACGTGAGCGATATACGTGTTTATTAAAACGCACTTGAGCACTCTTGTTAACAGTGCTTTCAGTCTTGGCTGTGACACCAATGTAGAAGTCAGCACCACTTTGCAACATATAAATGATATGTGTACGATCGGTGCGTTTTTTACGTGTTTGCTTTTTTAAGTTCATAGTGTATTATAGCAAATCGGACATTTCTGGTCAACCAAAATCCACATGTTGCATAAAAACAACAAGCTGAATTATAGTGGATTATAGTGGGATTATTGATAATATTATCGGGGATTATCAATAATATTATCGGGGATTATCGATTAGGGTACTTTATATGGACCTGTATATACAGTATAATTACCAGATTCGGGTATGGGATCATTATAGATTTTCATAAACAATAACGCTTCTCCCCGAAACTCAAAATATACTTCATCGATTATGTTACTGGTTTGATCAGTATGCTCTACTAGATTAACTCGCCATAATCCAGAAAAATTTATATCAGTCATCCGCGAGCAAGTCCTTTGAGAAACTTGTCAATATCCCCATATAATGAATACATTGTGGCTTCTTTACTACCAAATAACAATAACTTTGGTTTCTTGCCAAGAAAAATATAATACGGACAAGTAAGTTTTCTGTCCAGAGTTAATAACCGTCCAGGTATGGCGGGCATACTTGCAGGCACATCAAACTCATAATGATCAATTTTTAACGAACTAAAAACAAAAAAGCCTTCGGTTGTTAATCGTAGGCCTGCGTCTTTGTCGGGATTCTTCCACCACTCATGCATGGCTTCGTCGAGCGTGGGCTTGATGCCCACATCAAGTTGATCAATTAGTTGCTGTGTAAACGAGATCTTATTGAGCATTGGGGAACACTTGCGCCCCCTGAGTCAACAGCACCACACTGAACTTGTCAGTTTTAAACTGCGTGTTGAGTTTACGAGCCAAGTTGATAGCATGCCCGGGATTTGAAAAGCTGACCTTTTTGTATTTGGGTCCAGGGTACTGTGTAAGCATGTTTGATGTTTTGAGGTTAATGGGGGTGTTGTTGTAGAAAACTGCCCACACTCCTTCCGACGCCAGCACTTGCTCGGTCTTGTAAGATTGTTTGTTTGTGTGTTCAATTAGCACACTGGGTTTTGGTCTACTCATCATTAAACTCCTACATTTATTTATCAAAAAAAGTAGGGGTATTACTTTCTTAGCACTGACCAAAACTCAGGATGAGCATCAGCGTAGTTTTGTCCAGTTGCTTGGTCGTACTTCTCAATATAGTCAAAAAACGGATTTAAATTGTGATTTTCTTGAGCCTGTATAAATTTTGTAACAAACTCTAGCTGTGGATAAGATGATAATTTTGTAACAATTGCGTCTCTAATATCACCGGGTAGTTCATGAGCTGAACAAGAACCCATGCCAGATCGATAAGGACCATAGTGTATTGGCCATCCAGGAAAATTTTCATTGAAAAATTCACGTAGATTGCCTAGATAATAAATGTTCAATAAACTGTATGTAGTATGGAAACCCAACCAAATATTTGAACTAGAGTTATTCTTAAACCATTGTAGATTATCAAGTACTTCGTTCCATTTGGCACCTCGTCTTTGGTATTCAAATCGATTATTCATATCATCGATACTGAAAAATAAATTAACATTTCTGCACTGTTTTAACAATTTCCAAAGTCTGAGTGAAGGGAGTACAGTACCATTGGTAAAAATTGAAACTGAAATCTCATTGAGATCACGGTGTTTGCTCAGATTATCAAAGAAGTTTGCATACTCTGGTTGTAAAAATACTTCTCCTCCTTGCAATTGCAAGGTAGAGATATTAGCAAACCATTCAGGATCATTGATTACTGGTCTTCCTTTGCTTTGAAACGTTGGCGATTTTGTCCATGTCTCAACATTCATTTTTTCCCATAATGGCCGCCAACTAGTACTACTATGAGGATCACAGATGGCACAAGATAAATTACAGAGATTCCCTAGATTTAAATCTACATGGGTGCCCAGTACCAATGGTTTTCCTGGAATACTACGAGATAATGCTCCTGTTCTTCCGCTATTGCCAATGGTCGACTCGACTCGGACGCACTCGTTGCATCCCGAGTCAACTTTTTTTTCAAGATTGTTTTTTCTTAGCTGTTGTGTATTAATTGATTGATTGTATGTGTTAAATATTTTATCACTATTTTTTATAGTCAATTCGTTCAACGGACTGCGATCAGCAAAACAACATGGCTTAACAATAAATTCGTCATTGGATTGTACTACAAACATTCGTTGCCATATTTCTGGACAAAAAACTCCATCATCAGTTTCAGGAACGGTAATCAAAAGGTGCCACCTTGTATTTCAACTTTTATAACTTCGTCTTTTGCTTCTGGCCGTTGATGAAGCCTTAATAGCTCGGCAAGCAGTCTAGTAACATCAGCGTGTAGATCTTTTGCATCTCGCATGCTCATGGTAAAATCTTTTTGGCCTCTTGCCTCGTGTGCTTTGATGCTGTCAATAAATCGATTAATATGCAAACTCATACAATTATTTATTTAAGTAGGGTTTTAAATCAGGAGCAGTCCAGCCTAGTGGTTTTAGCACCTTGCCATCTTCACGTTTGCGTACTTTTCCTGTTTCAGTATCAATCTTGGCAAAGTTTGTTTTCATTACTTCTTTCCACGCACCTTCGGCGTCTGCACCTAAGGAATGAATAGCACCAATGGTCACAACCAAGATGTCAATTAGGGCATCTAGTTCTTCAACTGAGTCGCCTTGTGCCACTGCGGCATTGAGTTCTGCACTCTCTTCCGAAATAAGATCACGATATAGTTTGTATTGTTTTTGATTGAAATTGCCCACGGTTTGATCGCAGGCCAGCATGAATTTTTCTTGATCACGAAACGGATTTGTCATTGGCTTCTTCTTTGGAATGGAAAGGTCCTTGATACTTGTAGCGTTCAAGTACAATGAGTTTGGGATTATGGATGGGTTTCCAGTTGCGATGTTGCTTGACCATGTACCATCCGGCAGCAAACCAGGATTTACTTTTGTTGTTTTTGGTAAACAAAGGTAGCTTGTGTTTCACATCCCAGATGGGATTGTATGTTCGGCATCCAGTGGTATATCCATGCACCAAGTCTGCCGCAGGTTTGGTTACTTTTTCAGCTGGCTCAAATTCCACATTCTCACGTTTGCGCAACATGGGAATGGTCTTGTACAATCCAACCTTGTTCTCAATTGTGATTTGATATCCATCGTTGACTGCTTGGATGTTACCAATCTTCTGGTCATCTTTTTTCAAGATCCAATATTCGTTATCAACTACTGGTTTGGCGTGTATCATTTAATACTCCTTTGTATGTTTCATTGAGCCATCGACTGATTGTATCAGCTTGGTCACTGAGCTTGGTCAGCTCGTACTTGCCACAAAACTTCATGAAGTGTGCTCCTACCATGCCCACATCTTTGTGACTGAGTTGTTCACGGATTGCGGCATCCACAGTTGCCTTGACCGCATCCGGTTGTGCGTTAAGATCAATCAATGTACAGTTACGTTCATAGTCGTCTAACACTCTGTGCTCCTCTCCATTATGGTCGGTCCAACGCTGAAGCATCATGTTGTTCCACGAGTAGCCTTTTTTGTCTCTGTCGGCAAAGGCCTCACGGAGACCAACTTTATTCTTTGTCCCTTTCTCACGTACTCCCGGATAAGCAGAGAAGACATTGTCGGAGGTGTCGCCACGCATGCACTTCTCAAATAGTAGCCAGGCCGGATCCGGGATGGTTTTTGATTGTTTAGTTTTTTTATCTGTAACAGGCTTACCCTTGGCATCAAATATGCCCTCCAGTGTGATCAGTTCATCTGTGATGCCATTGTATTGTGTGACGTTAGGTGAGACTAATTGAACAAAGTCTGTGTCCGAGCTAACTACCACATGATCGTCTTGGGGGTGTAATGATATCCAACGTGCAATGATGTCATCTGCTTCGGCTGTTGCGCAACGAATAACACTGCAATTGGTTCTGTCTGACAAGTATTTAGTCAGATTGTCATAAGTTTCCCAAAACAGCTTGTCTTCTTCTGCTTCGTCCTCGTTCATTTTACCACGTGCTACAGCACGGTTCTTCTTGTAGGGCTCATAG